GTATGTAGGTCCAAGAGATGAAAAGAATAGACAATTCTGTTCCGAAATGTTAGCAAAGAATCGTGTATATCGTCAAGAAGATATTGATGAATTAACAGATTCAGTTGCAAACGAACAATTCGGTTTTTACAATATATTTTTATGGAGAGGCTCATTTAACTGCAGACACACATGGGTTAAATTATGGTACGCTCCAACAGGTTCAATAAGAAACTCTGGTTCTTCTACAAAAGGATTAGAATTAGGACCTGAAGCACAACCAAGTTCATTACAACCTGATACAAGAAACGATAAGACAGTAGCAAACCCTGGTCCTAAATCATGGAAACCAGGAATGCCAAGAACAGGTCCAAATTTATTCGCAAAGGATAAAGGATTGGAAGATAATCAGAAAATGGTGTTCGCATTTGATGAAGACAAAAAGATTGTAGTAGGTGCGGCAATGGTGCCAAATAAAATGATTCACAGATATGATGACTTAGGAAATTTATATTATGTATTTTTTTCAAAAGCATCTATCAAAAGAATGGCTGACAAATTCTTAAAAGAAAAACGAACTGATGAAACATCCATTGAACACAATGGTCAGAAGTTAGGAAAAGACAAAGTATTTGTAACAGAGTCATGGGTTAGTGAAGACCCCGTATTAGACAAATCCCATTTTTATGGTTTTGACCTTCCAGCAGGAACATGGTTCGTTGCGATGAAAGTTAATGACGATAAAATATGGAAGATGATAAAGGAAAAGTCCTTAACAGGATTTTCCGTTGAAGGACTTTTTGCTGAGAAATCTATATTCTCCAAAGAGGACAAACAAATAAACCAAATCAAAAAAATACTTAAATCAATTCAAGATGACAAGTAAAGAAGCAATCAACAAAATAATGAACATTCTTAATCTTACATCTTCAAAGTTTTATGATGCAAAGACCGACCAGGGAATTGCTGTTAAAATGGAAGGAGATGTTTTGGAAGTAGGAAAGACATTATATGTTGCAACAGATGAAGGTATGATACCAGCACCTCCAGGAATGCACAAACTTGAAGATGGTTCAGAAGTTGAAGTTGATGATGAAGGCAAAGTTTCTAAAATTAAGATGACGGACTTGGATTATTCAGAAGATGAAGAAACCGATGATGCAAAACTTGAGAAGAAGAAAAAAGAAGCTGAAATCAAAGACCAAGCAATGGCTGAATCAGAAGAAGTAAAAGTGGAAATGGAAGATGGTGACATTAAACTTGCAGATGGTTCTGTATTAAGAATCGGTGGTGAATCTACCGAAGTTGGTACAAGAATTAAGAAAGTAGGTTATGATGGAACATTATCCGCAATCGCTGATGGTGCATATGAAACCGCTGACGGTATGGTAATGCAAATCGTGGGTGGTGAAATCAAAGGCATTCAATCAAAAGCAGCAGAAGAAGCAAGAGGTGGTAAATTCGTTGAAGCAAAATCAGGTGACATTAAATTAGAATCCCCAACATTTGATGTTGGTGAAAAGATTGATGTTGTTAAAGATGATGGTTCAATGGAAAAAGCACCAGATGGAGAACATCAAGTTGTATTGAAAGATGAATCAGGAAATGAAGTTAAAATCAGAGTAATGGTAAAAGACGGTATGATTACCGAAAGAGAAAATGTTGAAGAAATGGAAACAGAAGATGAAATGTCTGGATTCGTTGAAGCATTTGCTCAAGCTATGAAAAGAATGGAATCAAAACTTGATGCTATTTCAAGCAAACAAGAATTATTGGAAACAAAATTCAAAAAATTCTCTAGTGAACCAGCAGGTTCAAGAGTAACTAAAACACAAATAAACCAAGAATCTTTCTCTTCTTCAAACACAAAGTATGAAGGGTGGAGAAGATTAAGAGAAACTCTCTCAAACTAAAATAAAAACAAAAACAATCAAGATGAAAAAAAATCTTAAAAGTTTAAATTTCTCATACGATTTGGGTGGATTGTCTACATATGTTGATGCATTAAATTCAGACATCATCAGTGAAGCGGTTCTTACTCCAGTTACTATGGAATATGTAAATGTGATTCCTGGAATTAAAGGAACACAAAATGTGAACTTATTGTCAGAGACATTATCAGTTCAAACAGGAACAAACTGTGGTTGGTCACAAAGTGGTGAAACAACATTCACTGTTGCAGCATTATCAGTACAAGCATTAAAGGTAAACGTTTCATTATGTTTACAACAATTAAATACATTGTGGTTAGGTCAATACTTAAACGCTGGTTCTTACAATGAGAACGCTCCATTTGAGCAATCTATAATTGATTTACAAACAAAGCAAATCAAAAGATACAATGAAGATTTAATCTGGAATGCAACTTCAGGAACAAACACATTCTCTGGTTTCAAAGAAATCTTCGCTAACACAGCTGGTGTTGTTGAATTAACAGGTCAAACTGCATTATGTTCTGTAACAGGTTCAAGTGCTGTTGAGAAAGCAAACAATGTATTAGCTCAAATTGATAACTTAATCAATTCAATGGATAGAAATATCTACGACAGAGATGATATCGTTATCTTTATGTCTCAATCACAATTTAAGTGTTACATCACTGCAGTTAGAAATGTAAACAATTTCTATATTGATTCAAGTGAAAACAAATTAGGTTCAGTTTATTCTGTATACCATCCACAAACTAACTACAGAGTTGTAGGTGTTCCAGGTCTTAACGGTTCTAACTTAATCGTTTTAGGTCCTCAACAATACTTCTTAGTAGGAGTTGACTTAGCTTCTGATGAAGATTCATTCAGAGCATGGTGGTCACAGGATTTCCAAGAGGTTAGAATTATGGCAGCTTGGAAATTAGGTACACAAATTGCATTCCCGCAATTCTTTGTAACTAACGGATTATCTTAATTGATAAAAATATAAGGTCGGGGGATTCGTCCCCCACTTTAAAACAAATAAACTAAAACTAATAAATTAATATAACATGGCTTGTAATTTAACAGCAGGTATCGCATTAAGTTGTAGAGATAATGTCGGTGGTATAGCAACAGCGTATATCACAGATTTTGACAATATCGCATCTATAACACAAAACAGTGGAGATACAATCACTACAATCAGTGGTTCTGGTACATTCTATGAGTTCCAATTGATTAGAACAAGTTCACAATTCACAGAAACTGTAAATGCTTCATTAGAAAATGGTACAGTTTTCTACACACAAGAATTGGTAACTTACTTCGCAAAGTTATCTCAAGACAAGAGAAATATTTTAAAAACACTTGCTCAATCTCCAAGATTGGCAGTTGTATTCGTTGATAACAACGGAACTTATTTCCTTGCTGGACAAACTTATGGAATGTTCGTATCAGCTGGTACTTCAGTAACAGGAAAGGCGTTAGGTGATGCTAACGGATACAATATCACTTTCCAAGCGTTGGAGCAAAATCCAATGTCTGCATTAAGTGGTTCACTTTCTTCAGTTGCAACTGGAATAACAGTTCAATCAAACTAATAAAAAACCAAAATGACATGGGGGGAGAAATCCCCCTGTGTTATATTTATTGATATGCTATTAATTAAAACGGGACAAAGAAACACTCTTGTAGTAACAGTATCACAGAATGCTGAACTATCAAATCCTCAATGGTTATTCTCCTTTACTCACATCTTCTCAAAGCAACAGGTAAACTTTGTATTACCTAACTTATCAACGCATAAGGTTAGATATGATGAGTTTGAATTTGTGGAAGGACAAGGTATTGGTGAAATTGCATTCCCGTATGAAGGACAATACACTTACAAAATTTTAGAACAGGTTGCACAGAATCCAACGAATTTAAATCCTTCACTTGCTTATAATACGGTTGAGTATGGAACTGCTCTTGTTATTCAACAATCAGCATCAACTGCTAATGATTATTTCATTGAATATATTTCAACTGATGAAGATAATTCAAACTTTATATTTGCGCCAAATGAATTAAATCCTCCACCACCATCACCAACAACAACTTCTACTAATACTCCCACACCTACCAATACACCAACTAATACTGCAACCAATACACAAACTCCAACAAATACCCCAACTAATACAAGTACGCCTACAAATACCAAAACTCCTACACAAACTCCTACACAGACAAAAACTCCTACTCCTACTAATACTGCAACTCAAACCAATACACCTACGCCATCTACAACAACAACATTGACTGCTACACCGACAATGACTCCAACAAATACTAAAACCCCTACACAAACTCCTACACCAACAAAAACATCTACACCTACTGTAACACCAACAAGAACACAAACTCCTACTCCAAGTATTACTGCGTCACAGACAATGACACCTACTCAAACAAAAACACCTACAACAACACCTACCAATACTCCGACAACAACAACTACATTGACTGCTACTCCTACACAAACAGGTAGTTCAACTCCAACAGTAACTCCTACACAAACAACTACGCCAACAATAACTCCTACACAAACAACTACGCCAACTAACACAACAACTCCTACAACAACATCAACACAAACGCCTACACCAAGTAGCACAACACCAGCAAGTGGAACAACTCAAGCACAAGCATATCTTGCAGCAGTTTTAGCCGCAGGCGGAAGCTTTGGTTCATCTGGTTCAACAATATCTGCAGCAACAATAACATTATTCACATCCCTTGTTTCAAATAATTTATGGGATAAGTTATATGCAATTTATCCTTATTTGGGTGGAACATCTGGTGGTTGTGCAATCAATGGTAAAACACCAGGAACATATAATATTGGATGGAATGGTGGAATGACATTTGATTCAACTGGTCCAAAAGGTAATGGAACAAATGGTTATGGTGATACCAATTTAAATGACAATACCGTTCTTTCATTGAATGATGTTCACTTATCGGTTTATATAAACACAAACTCGCAAGATTCGGGTGCTGATTTTGGTGTTGTAAGTAATACTGTAGCAAGTTCATTACAAGGATTTATTAGACAACCATCACCAGATACAAACTTATTATTTGGTAGAGTTCATGATGATACCTATGTATCAATATCAAATACTTCATCAACAGGGTTATATGTATTTACAAGAACCGCATCAAATGCAAGAGCATTTTATAAGAATGGTTCAAGTATAGGTTCAGACACAACAACATCCATCGCAAAAGCAAATGGTAATATGTATTTATTTGCAAGAAACTCTGTTGGTACAGGTGCGAATCAATTTAACTCAAGACAACAATCATTTGCAACAATTGGTTTGGGATTAACATCTGGTCAAGTATCAACATTGTCTACAATCATAAACACATTCCAAACATCAATATCAAGAAACAAATACTAAAATGGCAACAAGATTTTTATTTTCACAAGGTAGAGTGCAGAATGTGGAATATGTGGCACCCTTAACAATAAATCAAAAGAATTCTCTTGTTGGACAATTGGTTCAACCTGATTGGTTTTTTAATCCAGTTTTAAGTGGTGGTACTGAGCCTTGGGTTATATCAGAACAAGAAATTAATAATTCAATTTATTCTGACCATGACTGGATAAATGATTTGCCATTGGTAGAATATAACCCATCAGTAACACCATCTGGTTCAACAATAAACTAATATTGATTATTTATATAAAAAACTATATTTATAAGTATGGAAGAACAAAAAAATAATTTATTCGTTCATGAGTTCCAAGTTGCTCGTGTTCCAATTATTGAAGAACAGACAGGATTGAATCATAGAACGCCATGGGTTTTTTGGGGTATTGCTAATATGGCTCCTCAAGAATTAATTCGTTTGTATCAATCATCACCAACACATGGAACTTGTGTGAGGTCAAAGCACCTTGGCGTAAGAGGAGAAGATTTATTAATTAAAGGTGGTGACAATGGAAGATTACAAATGGCTAACTCATTAGGAGATAGCATTTATGATATTTGGAATAAGGCATGTTTAGATTTTATTTTATACGGTCAATTCGCATTAAATATTGTTTGGAGAAGAGATAGAGACCAAGGCTTTGAAATCTATTCAATGGATACATCAAAGTTAAGAGCCGAAAGAAGTGACATCAATGACCATGTAAACAATTATTATTATTGTGCTGAGTGGGCGTTGTATAGAAAATTCCCACCAAGAAAACTTCCATCATTTAATTTAATGGATGAAGAACCAAGTCAAGTCTTCATGTATGTTCCTCACACGCCAGGTCAAGAATATTATTCAATGCCAAGTTACTGGAATTCTGCAACCGCCATCGCAACGGAGGTCGAGGTATACAATTGGTGGCACAGTAACATTATCAACGGATTAAATCCATCATTATTTGTAAGTCTCAATAGCGGTATCCCTGGTCCTGAGGAGAGGCAACAGATTTTTGAAACTTTATCTGCAAAATATTCTTCATCCAACAATCCAGGAAAATTACTATTAACGTTTGCTAATAACAAAGAAGAAGCACCTGAGATTACAACCATTGCACCGAATGGTTCTGATAAGATGTGGATTGAAATGAATTCAGCCGTTCAACAAGCGATTTTATCATCACATCAAATCAATCCTGAATTGATTGGTATCATGACACCTGGTGCATTAGGTACGAGTGATTTTTTAGAAAAACAAGACCATTTTGACCACCTTGTTGTGGCTCCGATAGCCAATGAACTAAAAAAAGTATTTGAAAAATTATTAACTCTTCGTGATAAAGTTCCAACTGAATTAGAAATTGTTCCATTTAGAATGGTTACTATTCCTGATGCAGCGCCTGTTGAAACAGTGAACGTAAATAAAGATGTTACAGATAAAACAAAAGAAACAATAATATAAAATGAGTCAAGCAATCGTACCTCAAAATGTGTTGATGATATCGGAGAACGTTCTAAAATCGTTTACTGATATTGACCCCAACGTAACTTCTAGTGTTCTTTTACCGTTCGTTTCGTTGAGCCAACAATTAACGCTGGAATATATCATAGGCCGCCCATACTACGTTCAGTTATTACAACAAATCGCAGATAATTCTATCACTGGTGATACAACAAATTATAATTTCTTGAATTACTTCTGCAAACCGTTACTCATATGGGATTCGTATAAACTAGCACTCCCTAGTATATGGATGAGAGTAAAAAACAATGGTGTGGTAAATGGTTCAGAAAATTCTGTTAGTGTTAAAGAAATGGAATGGCAACAAGCAAGAGCAGATTCTACATCTCAATTTTTCCAAGAACGTATGAGACAAGAGATTATTTTTAATTCACAATTCTATCCTTTATGTTACAATTTCACATCAAATCAAGGGTTATTTCCTCATCTTACAAAAAATTATAATATGAATATTCATTTACCAAATGGACATGGAGATAATGGTGCAATGTATGCTGGATGGGCAAGGAGCGGTGTGGGATTTTATTCTGGTCCTGAGTTTGCGTGTGTAAATGGAGGATGTTTCTAATGAGTAACGAATTATTATTAATATTATCAAACGCATTAACGGGAGTTGCTGCATGGTTTGTTGGTAGAAGAAGAGTTAATGCTGAGGTTGAAAATCAACTATTGAAGAATTTAGAGTTAAGTATAAATTTATATCAGGAAATTATTCAAGACCTAAAAAGGGAAATTGAATCATTGAACGTAAAGATTCAACAATTGGAAACAAAGATGGATGATTTGTATAAAGAAAACAAAGAGTTGAAATACGGTAAATCAATTTAATTATGAAAGAAGAAATAATATTACATTTTGTTCACTGTCAAGCACAGATTAGATTCAATCATTGGCAAACTACTGGTGATGCAATCCATAGAGCACTCGGAGAATTATATGAATTATTGGATGATTCAATTGATGATTTTGTTGAGACAATGATTGGGAAGCCAGAATATGGTAGACCAGAATTTGGTGATACATTCTCAATTGAGTTTGACAATCCACAAACATTGGTTATTCAAGAATATCTTGCACAGTTTAAAGATTTCTTATTTCAATTAACACAAGCCTTAGACCCAGTTAAAGATTCAGATTTATTAAATAAGAGAGATGAAATCTTGGGTCATGTGAATCACACATTATACTTATTAGCTTTAAAATATTAAAATCAGATGCCGATACCTTCACCAGAAAAAAATGAAAAAACAGATGAATTCTTACCAAGATGTATGAAAGCAATTTCAGGAGAATATGGTAGAGAACAAGCATATGCGATATGCCAAGAAAAAGTTAAGAATAGAAATATGTCAGAAGAAGTATTTGTATTAACTCCAAAGAAAGCTGAGAACAGAGGTTCTTATTTATCAAGATGTCAAGCACATTCAAAGATGAAAGAACAATATCCAAACATGAAAGAAAGAATGGGTACTTGTTTAAATGCATTTAACTCTTATTACAAGTATTGGAGTCGTCTTGAGGAGTTTGGTTCAGAAAACCATCCTGATGTCAAATTTGAGGGTTGTATGTCCAAACAAAAGGCATCTGGTGTTGATTACAAGGAAGCATATTCATTATGTATGTCAGAATTAATTGTTGAACCTGTTGCAATGGAAAACATGGATACAGCAATTGGTGATTGTATCAAGAAAAGAATGGATGCAGATTCATCTTTAACACAAGATGAAGCAAGAAAAAGATGCTCAGCATCTGTTGTTGTTCAGCCATCAGGTGGTAGCAATCCAGCGGTCGTTGGTTAAATAAAAAATTAATTAAAAGAATATTTACCAAGATACTATTAAGTGTATATTTAATAGTGGGACGAGGTTGGGTTTATTTGCTTATGCACTCTTATTTTAATCATTTATTTTTTTCCCCCTCGTCCTTATTTTATATTTACCCATATAAAGAGAAAGTTTGACCTAAAAAATCAAACTTTTTTTTATTTAGTATTGACACTTTAACCCCCTTATGGTATATTTATTATTATAAAAAACAAAATACTATGGGACAAATGAAACAATTATTGGACAATCTATTTGATTTAGAATTAGATGAATCAAAATATCCTGATGACTTACAAATGGATTTTGAAATTTGGTTATTACAAAAAGAGCAAGAAAAACTTGCATATGAAGAATTATTGGCAGATATAAACAAATAAATTATTTTTGTATAATGAAAAATTATAGTAATACAATAAATGTTTGTGATGCATCAAGAGAAAGAATCTCT